GTGTTTGTTGGCCTGTTTCCTCTTTAATCCAGCCGCCATGACTACCCGCAGGCGCTTTTCCGCAGAGGTTATGTCCATCTCTCCGAAAAAGATTATGTTGAGCTGGTCAACAGCGGCGAGACTATTCGCTTGCGCCATCGTCCGCACCGCCCTTTGCAGTCAGCTTCCTGAATATCTCGTCAAACTCATCGGGCGCGCCGGCGTCAGCGGTATTCATGACCGCCGCCTTATCCTGTTCGCCCTGCTGCTTCCACTTTTCGAGATACTCCACGCTCTCAACATAGACCTGCTGCGGATCGGAGTACAGTCCGCAGTTTTCGATAGCGATACGCGGGTGTATTCCGGCTTCAAGCTGATTCTGCAAGCCCTGTGTCTTGGTAAGCAGATTATCTGTCTTGTTGCGCGTGAATTTTATGTCGATATCGTCAACGGCGAGATTTGCGAAATCCGCAGGCACCGTTGACGATGTTGTGACCGTCCTGATGATTTTCAGCACGTTTTCAACGAACGCTTTTTCGCTTTCGTCAAACGACTGCTCAAACGACTTCGCCGCAGCTTCCGCCTGCGTCCAGCCCTCGCCGATAATGAGAGCCTGTCCGGTGTTGCCGCCTGCCGAAGCCTTGCGGTCGGGAACGGCAGCTATCTGGAGCATTTTCTGATAGAGGTCGTCGGCGTAGGTCTGCGTCTGGGTCTGGTCGAGTACGTTCTGCAGCATCTGAATGCTTGCAGGCATATTCGGCGCGGATTTTGTGCAGATACCGCCCTTGGCGGCAAGCTCCGCGAACTGTTCCTCGTCAATCTCCACGTTATTGAACCACGTCAGCGACTGTATCTGCTGTTCGATACCGTCCGCGCGGTTGGAAGCGATGTTGTTCAGTTCGTCGATTATCCCGAGGACCGTTTCGAAGCAGCCCTGCCGCGTGGGATTCGCCCAGTATTCCGTGACAGGATTGAATACTATTTCGGATTCGCCGACAAGCACGTTATCTTCGAACTGCCAGCAGTGGCTGTCGGAATAAATCGTGTACTTCTTCTTCGGGATATCGGTGATATCGTCTATCATGTCGTCCGTACTGTAGATAACTGACAGCAGCACGCGTTTGGTGAAGTCGTTCGCGCGTATTGTGAACGTGCAGCGCGGGTCGCACACATATGTATGAAGTTCCGTGCCCTCATACAGCGTGATACGCTGCGCCACTCCGCAGATGAAAAGCCACTGCGCAAGCTCCCTGTCCTTGCTGGATTTGCCGAGCTTGTACATCAGCTTGTTCAGCGCCGCAAGGCTCTCATCGTCCGCCCTGTTGTTGGCGTCATCGAGGGTATCCTTGCCCCGGTAAACGTACTGCACCGGCTCGCCGAACGTGAAGCCGGTCTTGAAATTGGTTATCTCGGCGGCATGGTTTATTACGACCTTATTGTTTATCTCTGGCCGTACTTCCTTTGTGCGGTCGAGAATGTCCATGCGCCCGCGGTAGTAGTTATACAGCCGCTGGATATCGCAGACATTCGCGTTATGCACTGACATGGCGCGGTCAACTATCTGTTTCACGTTCTCAGCCGTGAAATTCCGCTCGGAAGTGTAGATACACCGCCTGCCGTAATTGTAGTTTTCCGTCATGCCTTTCCTTTCAGTTCAACAAGCTGTCCTGCCTTGCAGCGCTTGCAGTAAGCGAATATTACTCCGGAAGCGGAAACATCGGCGTCAAACAGCCGCTTTCCGCATACCGGACAGCAGATTTTGATAAACGTCAGCATTCCCGCCCTCCTTTTCTCCATTATATCACATATTTTCCTGTTTGTAACTGTATTCTTTTTGTGGTTGCAAGGGCGGGATTCGAACCCACGGATTCCAGCTAATGAGGCTGGCGAGATAGACCGCTTCTCCACCTTGCTATATTGAAATTCCAAACCTTACGCAGCCGCACTGTTGCACGACTGCGCCAGGAGGAAGGGCAGAGCAGGCGGTGAACACACAAGCCGCCAGCCCTGATATATCAAATCCGCGTTTCCGCGAAAATGAACGTGAATTATCGTCTCGGCAATGAAACCATGATAGAATGCGCCAGTTCATCAGACAGCGTCCTGAAATGCCTGCACTTCGGGCAGCGCCGTTTCATGCAGCCGCCGTTGATACCGCACTTATGGAGCGCACAGTAGAATTTCGGCTTTTTCCCGGTGAGTTTTCCGTTCAGAAGCAGGAATTTCGTCATGCTACCACCGCCGTTCTATCACTTTGACTGAACACAAGCCATTGTCGCGATAGTCCATCGCCATCGCAAGGCTGTCCGGCGCGTCGTCGTGCTGTTTCTTTGCTTCAACGGAAATACGGCAGAGTTCGTTCATCGCCTTGTCGTACATCTCGCCCCGCGCCTTGTCAGAACGGAACACCAGCCGCGACTTTATATCCGAACTCCAGCGCACTATCCTGTCCATCTTGCTGGATTTCGTGGAAGCTCTCTGGCTCTGAATCGACATCTTGTAATTTCGCTCGCGCAAGGTCTTGTCGATTTCCTCTGCATACTCCGTACCGCCGACATTTGCTTCAAAGCGTGCCCTCGCAACGTTATTCCGGGCGTAAGCCGCGCAGACAAGCGGCTGAGTTACCGACTTATCCCCGGCGGAAAACACCCAGTCATGCACATACCCGGTATCGCCGAACCAGTAGATTATCGGCGCGGAAAGGCTGTCCCCGCCGCCCCACGCAACGTCCACCACGGACATGATATCGCATTCGCCGTCCGGAAGCACGCCGTTGTAGTAGTTCAGCTCGTCACGTTCAAAAAGCAGTCCCTCGCGCACATACGGGTCGCCCATGTACTTGCAGGACCATGTGCAGGGGTCGATACTCGCTTTCATGTCCTGATAGTAAGCGGTCGAAAATCCCAGCCCATACGGATAATCGAAGTTGCTTTCGCCGTTATCGTTCAGCGCTGGAATGACCGTAAATCTTGCTTTAGGGTCATCGCCGTACTGCTGCTGCAAACGCCCGATAACGTCCCCAACCGCCCAGCGCGTACCGATGTGGAGTTCCCGCGCGCCGTCTTTTTTACGGTCTTTCAGCTGGTTCAGATAAGCGTCATACTTATTCTGTAAACGCTGAGGATTGAGCGCTTCTTCCAGATCCTCAATGATATCGTCCACATAAAGCAGATTTCCGACTTCCACCGCACCTGTCAGCGTACCAGTTACGGAACGGCATGTCAGGGTAGGAAAGCGCCGCTTGTGGTTGACTGAAATACTCTCGTCCTCCGAGGACACCGCAACGACCTTTGCTTTCGGGAATACGTCATGCCAGAGATAGTCCGGGTCGCTAAGAATATCAAGGCATTCTTTGAAGAAGCCCTTTGTCAGCTTGTCGGAGTGCCCGGACATTACATTCGCCTTGTCCGGCTCGCGCCCCATCAGCCATGTGACATAAAAGATTCCGAGAGTACTGTTGTGAGTTGGAATAAGACGTTTGCCCACGCAGTATACACCGCCGTCAACGGAAATGCAATTGCCCTGTTTAGGCGCTATCTTCTCGAAACCGCTTATAGCAATTCTTCTCTGTGGAGAAAATTCTCGGAGCTGTTTTCTTTCAAGCTGGCATGGAATAAAGCACGTCGGGTTGAAAGAAATCACCCAATAGGTGTGTCTTCCTTGAATGCCGCTGCTTGACAATCTCGGCTGCTCTTTCTTAACCGAGCACCTCCAGCCAAATGTTGATATCAATGATATAAAGCTATCTCTCAATGCAGGCTCAGCTGTTGTAAAATGAAACCTGTGTTCTTTTGTCACCAAGCAACCGTCTGTATCAAGCAATCCGGCAAGTAACCATAGCCGCTGGTCGAAACTTGCGGTCAGATATTCTTCCGGAATATGCTTTTCCACTCTCCGTCTGCTATGGCACATACCTAGAGATTGCAATGGAGCACGCAGCGATTTGAAACCGTAGTATTCAACGCCTGTGTCCTTGTGTGTGGCATGCCATGATATCGGATATCCGTCTGCGATTACTCTTTCAATAATAGCACTGTCTGATTTATCACCGCAGATATCAGGGTTGCTGTTTCTTCCATCGCCCAGCCAAGCGCCTAATGTGTATGGCTCGACCGGAAGTTTCTTGTATTCGCCGATTTCCGGGTATTTTGGCGGAAGCAGATAAAAATACCTGTGGCTTCTCGTGTTCGGAACACCGCCCTCAAAATCACGAAACATTGCCTTCGTTTCCATCACGCAATATCTCTGCTTATGTCGGCTGAAAACCACCCACTCGTGATTTTCGTGAACATCAACATAAGTGCCGTCAGTGAACTTGACGCGGGTATCAGCATAATCCTTGGGGAACACATAATTCACTCTGACAAACTCGCCGTTTGGAGATATGACATAATCGCCTATCTTCAAATCGCCGTGCTTTTTCCAGCCGACCTTGGTGAGAACTGGCGTATCGTCAGACACGAGTTTCCCTACTCTTGGTGGAAGAGATATCGTCAGCAGTTCGATTCTGCCGTCCGCTAAATCCTGCAAATCATCGACAACAGGTTTCAGCACATTCATTCTCGGCACATAGAACTTCTTCTGCGGCTCCCTGTCCCACTCCACATAGAGAAGATAGTAATGGAACAGGCGCGGTGCCAGCATGAGCGCCGCCTTTTTCGCAAGTTCATAGAACTTTATAGCGGTCTGCTGGTCTGACAGCGCGAATTTCACTTTCTGCTGCGCCGCGATGTCGTATATGCGTTCGTAATGCGGACGTGCCTTTTCAAAGTCCGTTTCCAGCCGGACGGTATCGAAATACAGCGACAGATTATCGTATGTGCTGATATCCCGATTGGAAGCACGCCTGATAAGCTCCGATGTTTCCACATTTCCTCCTGAAAACAAAAAAAGAGCCACCTCGACCGTAAAGGTCAAAAGTGGCTCAAAGGCTCTGAAAATATTCTGTTGTTCTGATTATAGCACGGATTTCCTGGGCTGTCAAGGGTTTTCGCGAAAGAATACAGTTACGCGGTCTGCTTCCATTCCGCATATCTGTTCTGGAACGTGCTCAACGCCACTCCGGCTTCCCTTGCGGCGGCTTTATAGGTGAGTTCCCCGGCGGCAAGCCTGCGGAACACGTCCTCGGGAATATCCTTGCGCGGTCTGCCTACTCTCCAGTTCGGGTCAGCGGCGGCAGCGGCTTCCTTGCCTGCCTGGGTGCGCTCAAGAATGGTGGCGCGCTCGAACTCCGCGAATGCAAGCAGATTCGTGACTATCAGCCTGCCCATCGGAGTATCTTCCACCAATCCCATGTTCATGATGTGGACCTTCACGCCCCGGTCAAGCAGCGTGGTGATGTAGTTCAGCCCGTGCTGAACAGAGCGTGCAAATCTGTCCAGCTTGCAGACTACCAGCGTATCGCCGCGCTGGAGCTTACCGACAAGCTCGTCGAACAGCGGACGTTCCTTTGCGCCGGAATAGGCTTCCTGCACTATCCGCGCCCCGGGATAGCTGCTAAGTATCTGCCTTTTCTGTTCCTCAAGAGACGTGCCGTAGCGCTGCTGTCCCTTGCTGGATACACGGCAATAGCCGTAGATCACGTCAGCTCACCTCTTTCCTTTTGCTGCCTGAATGAGTATCAGGAACGGCATTAGCAGGATATAGAGTAATCTCATGGTTGGTTCACCTCACTTCCTCACTTGTATATCTGTCCCCGGTTTCCTGCGTCCATGATTACGACAGTGAGAACATCGTGCTCGACCCGATATATCAGACGATAATCGCCAACGCGGAGCCGGAAATGTCCTGCTTCACCTTTCATCTGTTTTATATCGCCTTTTTCCGGGAGCATGGATATCGCCTTTAATATCCGTTTTTGCTGGTCTGCCGGTTGTTTCCTGATGAACTTTGCAGCAGGCTTCTCAATGATGATTTTATAATTCGTCAAGGTTTATTCCGAGCTCCTTTGCAAATTCATCGAGTGTTACACTGTCGTGCTTATGCGGGTCAGCGTCGCTCCGGTAATCATCAAGCATTTTCTGGCAGAATGCGTCGTCCTCCGCTTCTTCGTTAAGCATTTTCTTCACGCTTGACAGCAGAGCGCACACCTGCACCAGCTGTTCCTCGCTGAAACCGTCTATCATGTTGTAGATCATTTCCTTGGTGCTCACGTTTCATCAGCCTCCTTCTTCTGCTTCTTCCCACGCCCGTCAGGAAGCCCGGACGGTTCGAGGACTATCGAGCCTTCCTTGCGCTTTCCTGACGTTTTCGGCTGGACTACTACCTCGTAATCGAGGTGTTCAAGAAGCTGGATTAACAGGTCACACGATATCTTGCCCTTTAATCTGCTTGCCAGACAAGATTGCGCGCTATATCCAGCTGTTTTCGATAAACGCTCCTGCGTGACTTTCTTTTCGCGCATTACGGTTTTAAGTGCGTCTGTTGCTGTCATTTTATCGCCCCTTTGCTATAACTTTATTGCTTTTCTTGAATTATACCATATTCGCTATGTTTTGTCAAGTCCCCGCAAACCGTTTTTTGAAAAAAATTTTATTCGAGGGGTTAAGAGATACCCTCCCCGGGCCGCCCTGGCACACCCCCGGGGTACCCCTCCGGCGGTG